AAAAATAAAAAAGTATTTGATAATATTATATGGATTTAAAAAATAAAAAATATTATATTATATTATTAATTTTTATTCTTGTATTTTCGATAATTTTTATTAGTGAAAAAAAAGAAAATTTTACAACTTCAAATACAACTAATGTTGATTTACCTTTAACAACTACTTTCAGTTGCAATAATATGTGTGGATCTACAAGTCGTTGTTATATAACTGGTCAACAATGTTTAAGTGATAATGATTGTCCAGGTTGTCAGCCTTTTGAATCACCACTTTCATATAGTAGTGACATTATTGGAGAAAATGATTCTGGTAATTTAACTGGTTTACATCCTTCATATTCTTCATTAACTACTGACATTGGAACTCAAGCCGCATTGATTAATAAAAATGCAACACCTGCTATGGCAGATTTTGGTCTAAATACATGGTCAAGTAAATTCAATCAAAGTAGTAAGTTTTTTGATAAAAGATATAAACCTAACAATTTGAAATTTATGCCAAAATATCCAGAACAATATACAACTACAGGTCTTTTTATGGTTGACGGACCATTAGCATCCAATTATTAAATCATGCACCCTTTTTAACACATCTAAAGTATAATGATATTATATCTCTCGTGTAAAGGGATATTTTGTTCTTGTAATTGTAATAATAATGAAATCCCAATAGCAGTCAATGTATGAAATATACATGTAGCCCAATATTTGGAATTGTAAATTCCAATTAATTTACAAATAAAACCCATAAAAATAGATATAATACCAAATATGAATAATGGTTTATTCAAATAATAACTTGTCATTGAAATTGTTGATATTACAGTAATTATACTTGATAGAATAACAATATTTTCTTGGTAATAATTCAAAACTAATAATTCGTAATCAAAATAAACAATATTTGATATATATATTATGAATACACTATCAACAAATATTATTACATAATTTTTATATTTAGCATTTGGTAGACATGATGTTGTGACAGTGATTATTACCCAAAAAATATTCGTTATATCTATAAACTTTATTAAATTATTACTATTTGCCCAATTTGAAAAACTTATAATAGATAATGTCAATAAAGGGATTTTTACAGGTAATTCTGCTTTTGGCAATGAATACAGTATTGAACTCCAAGCATTTTGGGGATAATCAATAATTAAATTAGTTATAGATTTTTGATTAGAAACAAAATAAGAACCTATAAAAAAAAATATTAATGAACATCCAAGATTTGGTAAATAATTATAAACACAATTCCGCCTTTCAACGTAGTAAAGGTCGGAACAGGAGAGGGAGGGAACGCAAAGGAATTGTCGGTTCTTCAACGTAGTAAGAATTTGAGAGAAGCACAATTCCGCTTTACAATTCCGCTTTACAATTCCGCCTTTCAACGTAGTAAGTGTCGGGTAAGTGTCAGGTATTGGGTGGGTAATTGTCGTGTAAGGGTCTGGTATTGGGTGGGTAAATGTCAGACAAGGGTCGGGTATTGGGTGGGTAGATGTCTGGTAAGGGTCGGGTAAGGGTTGGGAGAGGAAGTTGAGAAGGCTTTTGCTTCGCAAAGGATCCGTAGGTTCCCTATTATAAACAGTTTTTTTTATATTTTCTATATATATTGTATTTGATAACATGTTATATTATATTTCATAACATATTATATTTATTATATTTCACAACATATTATATATCTTTCAAGATTTAGAGCCGCAAGATTATTATGTTGCATACATTAATCCAGCATTTCCTCCAATAAAAGTAACCATATTAATTCTTTCTTCAAATACAGTCAAATCAAAATTGTAATCATAAATTTGCCATGTTGGTTTGTTAATTCCTACCAAATCTCCAGTTTGCGGGTCGCAAATAGTTAATACTTGTGCCAATGGATCTAAAGGGGGGACTATTGTAGTGAATTCCAATTGCACAGAAGTAAATCTATTCATATTCATGGCTCCAGATGGTTGTAAATCAAATGGACTCGTATTTAAGCAAAAATTATAACAATATAAACCATCTTTAGCGTTTCCTGCAGTCCTCAAATATTTTTCAACATAATTAAACACACCAACAGGTAACTCGTTCTCTCTATACTGACCATCTAAAACAATACCCATTAAAAGTAATATTTCTTTTTGATTTTGCATCGTGTAGTCACCTGTAATATATATGCCTGTTAATTCTGCATTCATTTGAATACCAGGACCGATAGTAGTAAGAACAGGAATAATTGTTGTCGGATAAACAGGGTCGGGAAAACTTCCTGTAGCTGGTGCTAATGTCAAATCACTTGGTAAATAATTATAAGCCCAATTTGTATAATTTGACCATTCATTTCTCAAATTTACATCACTTCTTTGAAAATAAAACATCCAAGATGAAATTAAACCAAGAGAATCTAATGATACTTTATTCGGTCCAGTTACATTATAAAACACAGATTCTTGAACTTGTTTGAATAAATATTTTTGTTCATTTTTCGCAAAAAGTTTTTGTTCATCATTTGAGAGAAAACAATATGTACAATTCAGATTCAAGTCTATATTCCATAATGTCCTTGTGTCTATATAAGAAGATATACTTAAAGGAATATCTGGAGGTGTTTGCAAGAATCTATACATTTGCATATAATATTTATTGAAATTTGGTTGTACATATGGAAAATTATTTGTATAATCCATTACATCACGGATTCGGAATAATTCATAAATTGGTCTTAACGTTACTGTTATTGTTAATTCATTGTATTGCAATGCTACTAATGGAAATGCTTGTTGAGTCTTCAAATTGAACCATGTATTTAATGGAATGTAAATTATTTTACTACGAATTGATGGCTCTGCACCTGCTGGGTTTGAGGTATAATAGGCACTTGGATATGCATTGACACGAGCACCTGAATTTCCCGGATCATTTAATTCAGGAATATTTCCAGTCATTTTATCAAATAATGACTTTTTTTCACTACTAAAATCACGCTGAACCATTGATAACAAATATTTACCTGAAAATTCTTGCAATTTCTGGTTTCCGCAATTAATTGTTATTTTTTGGATCATTTGTGCTCCTAAATCTTCTATCCATTTGAAATCATATGGTGCCCAATTAGTGTAATCTATTGAACCATCAGCGTTTTCAATTTCACGAGGGGGAAATATTGGACTCCAAATATTAGGTAAACTTACGCTTAAATATGTATCCATTAATAAGTCAGCATATCTTTTTACCTTAAATGTAAATGATGACTCTTCTGTTAAACGCAAATTAGACGAGCCTTCATAATCCAATCTAAAATTCTGTTTACCAAAGTTTGTGTATTTTGAATATGTTGATTTCCACATCGTCTTTGATGGATTCCCATTTAAAATTATATTTTGTTGACCTTGACTTGTTAAATTCATTAAACCACCAGCCATTTATTAATAATATATATATTTATTAAATTTTAAATCTTTTTTTATTTTATACAATTATTTTAAAATTATAACCATTTTATATTATATCAATCTATATTAAATGACATCTGTATTACCAATCGAAGGGGTTAAAGAATCATTAATTAATAGTTTTAAATCTATAGCGTCAATGAAAGAAGATTTTGTTAGTTATATGATTTTAGCGATCGTTTTAGTAATAATAATTATAATGTTATTTTACTATATCAGTTTAACACGATTACAAAATACTCAATGTAATTCTATGGAAAAAATATATGGAACGTTAAATGGTAAAATTAAATCAATTAATAGTAATAATCCGGATTTCAAATATAACTTAAATGATTATTACATAAACACCGCTTTCAATTGTTGTTCTGGAGGTTCTTTGAAAAATGATTTCGTTAATATTTGCAATTTGAAAAGTATTTTGAAACAAGGTGTTCGTTGTTTGGATTTTGCAATTTTTTCAGTTGATGATATTCCAGTTGTTTCTACATCTACAGTTAATAATAGTTTTTATATTAAAGAGACATACAACAGTATTGATTTTAAAGAAGTTATGAAGATAATTGCAAATTATGGATTTTCAGGAAGTACATCGCCAAATCCGAAAGACCCAATCATCATACATTTAAGAGTAAAGAGTAATAACTTGAATATTTATGATAAAATGGGTGATATATTCAAGATGTATGACAATTTTTTCTTAGGAAGTGATTTCAGTTTGGAAAATTCAAATAGAAATATCGGGGCATTACCTATTATTCAATTTATGAATAAAATCATTTTGGTTGTTGATAAAACTAATAATACTTTTTTACAGTCATCCAAATTTTCTGAATTTGTCAATTTGACTTCTAATTCAATGTTTATGAGGTCTTACACATATAATGAAATTAAAAATTCTCCCGACACAAATGAACTCACAGAATATAATAAACAAAATATGACTATCGTATTACCAGATGAAGGTAGTGATCCGAATAATCCATCTACTGTGTTATGTCAAGCATATGGTTGCCAAATGACCGCTATGCGTTTTCAATTGATGGATAATATTTTGGCAATTAACAATAGTCTTTTTGATAATTACGGGTACAGTTTTATTTTAAAACCTGAAGATTTACGTTCCAAACAAGTTACAATTCCAATACCTGAA